AGCATATCGTTATTATAAAAAATGACTCGCATGGTTTTTCACATTCAACAGCACAATAAATGGTCTGTGTTTGTTCAATATTATAACGGTGCGTATCACGTTTATGGAAAACGTTCATTTAATGATACTACCATTTTTCACACTACAATTAGTGGGGAACACCCGACACTTTGTTATTTAGATGAAATTTTGAAATATACAAGAAATAGGCGGAATTTTTCAATTACGTTGTTTTACACGGATCTCTCGACTGATGCTCCATTTTCTCAATATGAAGCGTGCGCTCGTGACAGAACGAAGGAAGTCGTTGGATATGATTACCTTTGTCTTGACCTAAGTAAAGTGATGATGTATTTAGGATTTGTTCGACAGAATATTTCGATTGAAGAGTACAATTAACTTTATAATAAGATTGATTGACTTTTTTTTTAATAAAATATAAAAAATATTATACTATTATAATTTAATAGTATAATAGTATAATAATAAAAAATATATTACATACATATATATAATAATTTATAAAAATGGAGTTGGCAATTCCAATTGTGGCATTAGGCGGCATGTATTTAGTATCAAATCAAAATAAAAAAGATAGTAATAATGGAAATAATGGCGGTAATAATGGTAGTAAAAAAGAGTCCTTTGTTACGAATTCGAGAAACGCGCTTCCGAATACAAACGTTCCCGTGACAAATTACCCCATCATGCAGCCGGACACCGGATCCAATATTAATGCATATCCTGCACCAAACGCTGTGACGGACAAGTATTATAACGCAAGTGTAGGAAATCGAGTGCTGCAAAATCCGAACCAGTTTGGGAATTCGTATAACCCAAACACGAACCCGAAAAAGAATCCTGGATTTACGAGTCCGAATACCGTGTTCTCTTTGACCGGCGAACCCATAAATCAAACCGACTTTAAACACAACAACATGGTGCCGTTCTTCGGGGCGAAAATTAGGGGACGCACCGCAGATGCCAATGCCGTGGAATCGGTTCTTGACACAATGTCGGGTGCCGGTTCGCAAAAAATACGCAAAGAAGAACGCGCTCCACTTTTTGCACCGCAAAATGACATGAATTTTGTGAATGGTATGCCGAATGTGAGCGATTTTATTCAGTCACGCGTCATGCCTGGAAGTAAAATGGCCAATGTGAAACCGTGGGAGGAAATTCACGTGGGGCCGGGATTAGACCAGGGCTACACTGCAAAAGGCAGCGACGGATTCAATTCGGGTATGGAAGCGCGCGACAAATGGATGGACCGAAACGTTGACCAGCTGCGCACTCTGAATAATCCGAAAGTAACGTTTGGACTTGAAAGCCACGAAGGTCCGGCATACAATTGGAACAACTTGAATGCACCGACGCCGGAAACGTTTGGAAAAGTTGAGAAATATTTACCGGACAAGTTTTTCTTGAACACGTCGGATCGCTGGCTAACAACCACCGGTATTGAAAAAGCGCAAACCGCGCGGGCAAAAGAAGTGTATAAACCGCAGTCCCGTGTTTGCACCAGCAGTGAGTATTATGGCCCCGATTCCAACGTTACCGGAACAAACACGTACGCACCAAACAATTATGAACCGTCAAGGAGACCCGAATCGACGGCGCATCCCATTTCGCATGCTCACAGCAGCGGTAAACATGCACCCGGTGAAAACGATCACGGTCGTGACAGTTTTAAAATGTTGCCAAATCATCGCACCACTACAAGAAACCACGAAGGCGGAATCATTCATGGCGCCATGCGCGCAGTTGTTGCCCCGATTCTCGACTTTTTGCGACCCTCCAGAAAAGAAAATGCGATTGGAAACATTCGACTCTACGGTGATGTGAAGCCGGCGTTTGGTTCATCGGGTATTGTGTATAATCCGGCCAGCCGAGCCCCGACAACCATTAAAGAAACTACGGAAGGGTTGCTTGGATTTGACCATTTGAATATTGACGCGCAAACCAGCGGAAGCGGCTATTTAGCAAATCCGCAACAAGCCATTTATAACCAACGCGATACAACCAGCGTTCAATACGTGGGAGCGAGCGGCGGAGCCACGAATCAAGGCGTGGGCGTGTACGAAGCGCAATACAATCAACACAATAATGTGAACAAGGTTTCAACCAGTTTTACGCCGGCCGGAAACATCGGACTGTTCAATCCTACGGAAAACATTTGTATAAAACGGAATGATGAGAATTGCGACCCTTGGATTCCGAATCCGGTGTTCAGAATTTCAAACCCGCCCGGACCGCAGACCTACGGAAAACTTGAAAAGTATCCTCAAAATTATCAGGAATCCGTGAATTGTGAGCGCATTCAACCCGACATTTTAGACGCATTTCGAAAGAATCCTTATACGCAAAGTTTGCATAGCTATGTTTTACGTTAACTTTTTAAGAAAGATACAGAGAGAAAAAGGTTTAGAATAATTAAAAATTTAATTAAAAAATAGAACAAAAATGAATTATATTAATTTAAACAATTCATTTTTTATTTATTATAATTCATTTTTATTTAATATTTATATAGTATAATTGTAATATATTTGTAATATAGTTGTAATATAATTTTAACATAATAATCATAATAATAATTGTATGAAGTTTAATTTTGATTTTAATATTGCAATGGGCAAGTGGGTATTATTTAGCATACTTATATTGGTTATACTCTACGGTTCATACTATAGTTTATTTGGATTGAGAGAAGGATTTGAACCGGGAACGTGTCCGAAAGGGTGCTGGCAGCGTCCGAAAGGTGACGTCGACGGCAACTGCACGCGATACAACGTGGAAGATGGTTACAACAGTTTTGATATAGCAGATTCTACAGGAAAAATGTCATCATTGATGATTACCCCTGATAATTATACTGGTAAAAAACTCGCAGCCGAAATACAGAATGTTATTATTGGTAGCGGACTTACGACGACTTCAAAATTTACAGCCACTTTTCATGATCTCGATGATTCCACCGGTAAAGACATGTACATAAATCAACTTGAATTAAATTTAAACGGCAAAGTCAGCGACACTCTCACTATAAATTTTGATCCGAAAAACCAATACGCACCACATGAAAGCCCGCTTGCTAGTTTATTTAAAACGAAGACAATTACGCTCAAAGGTAGTGAATCCGCGTATACCCCTCTGGACTTAACTCCGTGGTTTCCACCCGTTTTGAAACCAACCAGCATTTGTCCTCAAGTGTGCACCTGGGGCGGATATGAAGGCGGAATTACAAAAGACAAAGATTACTGTCAATATGATCCTGACTGTAGTGCATGTGATCCGGTTGTCTGCCCTCAAGGCAACTGTCCCCAACCGCCACCCAATCCAGATCCGCCCCCTCCTCCGTCTCCATCTAAAAAGGGTCGAGGTGGTGGTGGAGACGACGGTGGTGACGAGACCGACGTTTTGGATTGCACTCAAGCAAAATGTTACGAACAACCGAGCACCGGATCAAACAAACAATTCAACAGGTACGATCCTTACAGTAAAAAACGCGGACCCAACGACCCCAAATACGATGAAGATGTCGGATTTTGCGGAATTGAATATGTAGATAAATCAGGGAAAAAATTCATGTTTGGATGCAGTTCATCAGACACATGTGCAAAATTAGATTGCAACACCGCATGTACACGCGATCCTAAAACTAAAAAATTTGTAGGTGACTGTAGGACTTACCCCAAACCCGATTCTCAAGGTCAAGGTCAAGGTGGTGGCGACGACGATGAAGAAGATCGGAGTGACAATCGTAGCAGCAATAATTATTATGATAATGATATGGATGATTACATGAATGAACTTATGAGACCGGGTCAAATGACTCCAAATCAAATGTATAATTTCCGCCAGTCGCGCTATGGATGCGACTCGTCGAAATATGGGTGCTGTGCTGACGGTTTTACGTTTAGAAAAGATGCGAATGGAAAAAATTGTTTCGATTTTTTGCCATATTATAATCCTATTCTTTTTAGAGGCGGCGCTTAAAAAAAAATAAGCTTAAAAAAAAATAAAATAATCCATTCATTCTTTTTATTTCCATCTTTTTATAAAAAAAATATATGATTTTTAAATTGAAAAAATGTAAATTGAAAACTTATTTTTTATTTATATTTTCATTAGTGTTTCTTATACCCATCGTTGTCGTCGTCGTCGTCGTCGTTTTAAAAATGTTGTTGTCTACTTTGTATATTCCTCGTATCAATCGCGCTCACATGGGTCATAGCGACTACATGAAGAAGGTGTTTGAACATCAAGGAATTGCAATGGTGAAATCCGTAGAGTTTTTTGAACACGATATTCCGAATGCGGCGTTTGGGTTTGCAATTGTCAAGATTCTATTCTGGATTCCAGGTATTGTATCCAAGCACTTTCAATATCGTTTGAAGGATGCCAGCAGAGAGACGCGCATTGTGTTCTCCGACCCTTCTTACTGGATTGTTCTTCCTTACAGCGAAAAGCAAAAACAACCACTCGTCAAGATTCCTCCTCCTCCCATTCGCGAGTCAGCTTTCATTAGAAACAACAGCAACAATCCAAATTGCATTTGCGGATGCGGAGGAGTCGAAATCGATTGCTCTTCACAGATTCTATACAACTCATTCACAGACACCATTTGGAAACCAACACAATCCAATGGCAATTGCCGCGCCGACTGGTCTTACATGAACAGCATTGAAGACAATTTTCGATTTTACGACACACCATTTGGATTCGGTCTTGACACATATTAACAAAAAATACCTCTTGGCACAATAAACAGTTTCCAAAAAGAAATAAAAAAAAGAAATAAAAAAAAAGAAATAAAAAAAAGAAATAAAAAAAAGAAATAAAAAAAAGAAATAAAAAAAAGAAATAAAATATATTTTTTTATTTTTATTTATTTGTTAAAAAAATAAATAAAAAAAATAATTTGTTCATGTAAAAATAAGTAAATTGAAAATGAAATAGTTATATTATTTCTTATTAGTGTTTCCCCTTATTCCAAACTCAATGACTACCGTGTCAAATCAACTTGGACCCAACGAACGACGCCTTGCTCACACTGTCGAAGAAATCTTACTCGCGCGTATGGAGAATATAAATCCCGTCCCATCGAATGCCGACGAATCTCAAAATCTCGACGACTTCCTGAATCTTGCTCAACGCTATGCAACAATCATTGAACCTTCTGAACCGTTTACTCGTCGAATGCTGGCATTCTTGGAAACGATGCACAATGAACGGTTCCGGACACAACAACGACGCGTTCAAGTTACACGCATCGGCGCGAAACGTGTATTCGGAACCGACATTACTCGCGAAGTTGACCAAAACAGAAACATTGCAAATTCATTTACTTGAAATATAAATTCATTCACCACCAAAACAAAACAAAACAAAACAAAACAAAACAAAACAAAACAAAACATTTTTTTATTTCATTTCATAAAACAGATAATTAAACCGACCAAAAATAAAAATAAGACAAATTAAACTAAATTAAAATAAATTTTTATAATAATAGTCGAGGATTTCACTTGCTAACTTTTTATTCTTAATTAAAACGCACAATTCTATATCTCCGTAAAATGCTTTTAATGACTTGTCCATGATATTCATAGAACCTATAAGTATATATTTTTTATCAAAAATGAAGATTTTATTATGCGTATATTTATTTTCAGATGGTGTTTTAGTAATAATATCTTGATTTTTTAATTTTTCCATATTATTTTTGTTTAAAATATTAAACGAACTACATTTTATATTATTAACCAATTTCATAAAAATAGTTTTACTTTTAAAAATATTATTTTCAAATTTATCATTTAAAAATGTTTCAATTTCAATATTTGGGTTATTCTTTTTTTTTTCAGTAAGTTTATTTATAAATGAGTTGCTAAAAAGATATTGGTTATCTATAAATATATGATGTTTTGAACTATCAATCAGTTCATTCACTTTTGTATACGGATCTATTTTTGAAACATTATAAGTGTTTTTATTTTCACAAAAATCATATAATATATTTTTGTTACTTATCTTTTTACTTATAAAAACATTATTTTGAATAGGTATAAATAAAGTAAACTGTATATAGTTTTTTACCAGGTTTAACTTTGTAATGTCAATTCCTCCAACTGCAAAAATAGATTCAGTAGAAAATAAACGAACGTGGTAAGTGTCAATCATTTTCATAGGGATATTTATTAAATGTATTCTTTTATCTATATTATCATAATTTAAGTTGGATTTTAGAAATGGATTCAATCCAATATTGATTCGAATTTCAATATCTGGATGTTCTTTTACTTTATTATTTAATAGCTCAATAAAATTAAGCGATAAATCTTCATCATTGAAAAACATTGTTGTAATGTGAATATATTTTGAAGCTTTTTTAATTTCATTATAAATAATTTGATTTGTTTTTTTTTGGGTATATGAAAAAAACATTTTATACTGAAAACTTTATTACTATAAAAAAATATTTTTATTTTTTATATTTTTTATATTTTTTATATTTTTTTATATTTTTTACAATTTTTTATATTTTTTTATATTTTTTATATTTTTTATATTTTTTTATATTTTTTACAATTTTTTACAATTTGTGCAATTAATTATTTGTGCAATTTACGCAATTCACGTGACGTCATAGTTGTATTTTTCGAAACATGTGTGTTTTTTCAACAGGTACATACGCATGCGGTTCAACAATTTGAATACAGTGTGAAATCATTGGTTGAAGGTGAAGGCGAATGTTTCCGCCACCATCATTCACAAATGGAACAAGGTCACCCGCCAAGTATTTCCCGAAATCGTCCGAAACATCCTTTTCAACGTGCTTGAATTTGTCCATATGGTCGGTATACGTGTCACGCGTAATGATGGAAATACGAGAACCGTTTTTCCGTTCTTCCTTCTGAATTCGCAACAAGTATGCCACCAGAATAAACAAGTCATCATTTAGTCCAATGGGAGTGATAATATGAGGCACGTCGCGTAGCACGGCATTTACGCGTGCAGCGTAGGATGGATTGCGTCGTTCATCAGTGTGCGATTTGTGAATGATAACAAGCGGATTGTATCCGTTTCGACGAACAACTTGAATCATGGCATTCAAATCTTCTGGATTGGGAGTGCCGTTATAAGAATGCAGAACATTTCCACCGTCAATGACTGCATCGTACAATGTTGACGAAACGATTTTACCAAGTGCTTTCAAAACAGGAAGATGCTGTCTCGATTTGTTTTTTGGGTCTTTTTCCATTTGACTAACAATTTTTTGAATGTAGTGCTCGCATCCTTGAAGCGTATACCTGGATAAACTTGTCTCAGATTCGACCAACTCGCCACCACCGTCACATGTGGTGGGGCGAGAATCGTGCAAAAACTTTCCGTCCAAGTAACGAAACAGAAATGTGAGGTGGTTTTCAATCATGAATCGAATGTCTTTGGAGTCGAGTAGCGCAGCGTCAATGTATCGCGTGAACAAGTGCACACAATATTCAGGATCGCGATTGTAAACCATGAGCGCAAAATAGTCGCGTTTCATTGAAAGTCGGTCAAACACGCAAGCAATACGCGCATTGTCATTATTTAAAATTGCAAATCGTAGCACCATGGTAACAATGCCTTTTTCTCTCGTCGTTTGAATCAAATCTGCGTTCTGATCAAGCAACAAACGAAACTCATCCATTTTACCGCCTTGGAGCAGCTCGTTCATGGTTCGTTGAAGTTGTCCCAATTCTTTTGCAGTCATCGATCGTTGCATTGCGAAATAAGCAGAATACCGAATAAACGGAATAATCAGGATAATAGAAACACTGTAAAATAATATCAAACAAAATAATTTTTCAATTTATTTTATCTTGCATACATTAGACCACAGTTTCCGCCCACAAATGTAAGCACATTAAAGCGTTCCTCAAAAACAGTCAAGTTGTAGTTATAATCGTAAATTCTCCACGTTGGTTTATTCACGCCCACAGGAACGTTGGTTTCCGGGTCACAAATGGTTAGGAATTGCGCATTCGGATCCAGCGGCGGATAGAATGTAGTAAATTCCAGCTCAATCGTTGAAAACTTGCTCGCATTAATTGCTCCGGAAGGTTGAAAATCGCTGGGTTCAGTATTCAGACAAAAATTATAACAATAAAGACCGTCGGGTGCTGAACCGCGGCTGCTGGTATATTTTTCCAAATAATTGTAAATGCCGGCATCGAGTAAATTCTCTCTGTATTTGCCATCCAATAAAATTCCTAGATTCAAAAGAATGTCTTTCTGATTCTGAACGCTGAATGGTGGCGTAATAAAGTAGCCGGTGTTTTCAGCCAAATATGCATTATAACCGGGTCCAAGGTTTGTATGGTATATGGGAGGAGGCGTCGGAGGAGGATTGCATTGAGGCGGATTCCATGTTATTGGAACTATTGTTGGAGCTGGTAATAATCCGTCCGGTTTATACTTGTAAGGCCAGTTCGTATAATTTCCCCACTCGTTTCGCAAGTATGCGTCGCTTCTTTGAAAATAAAACATCCAGCTGGCGACCATACCGAGCGTGCTTTGCAGCCACACGCGACGACTGCCGGTCACGTTTTCGAAATCCCACTGATAAACCGATTTAAACAAGTACTGTTGCGGCACGGTTGCAAACTGTTTGGCTTCATCTGCCGACAAAAAGCAGTACGTGGACATGAGGTGAATGTCGGCATTCCAGTCGCTGCGAGTTGAAGTTCCGTAATCCAGTTCAATGTTTGGCGGCGGCTGAATGAATCGATAAAACTGTTGCAAGTTGTCGTTGAAATTGGGCTGAATATAATTTGGCGTCACGTATTCCGGAAAATAAGGTGGGTCGGCGTTTGTGGTGCTGGGTGCAGCGGTAGCACTGCCGGTGGCCGGATTCGAGACGTCCCGAATTACAAACAGTTCGCGAATGGGGCGCAGCGTAATGTCGATTTGAAGCTGGTTGTATTGTAGCGCGACAAGCGGGAATGCCATTTTACTGCTAAGCGTGAACCATGCATTAATGGGAATGTAGAGTTTTCGAAATCGAATGGACGGGTCAATGCCGGCTGGATTGGGTGGTGTATAGTAATTATAAAAGGCATTGGGATACTTGCCATTATTGGATGAAAATGCGGCGGGATTATTGAGTTCCGGAATGTTACCTGTCATGCGGTTATACAAATCGCGCTCGGTCCCATTGAAATTTCTCTCTACAAGCGCTTGCAAATATCCGCCTGTTAACTTTTGAAGCGTTTGGCCGCCCACGGAAATTGTGATTTCTTTGATTAACTGCGTGCCGATATTCTCGATCCACTTGAATTCATACGGCGTCCACGATTGACTGCAGCTTTGGGGCGGCAATATAGGACTCCAAATGTTTGGTAGAGTGACAACCAGATACGTATCCATGAGCAGTTCAGCATATCGCGGAATGTAAAATGTGAATTTAGAGGACTCGTTCAGCCGTAAATTTCGCTGTCCATCAAAATCAATTCTAAATTTTTGCAAACCGAAATTTGTATATTTCGCATAAGTTGTTTTAAAGAATGTTTTTTTAGGATTTGAATTAAGAATCACGTTCTGGTTACCGTACGCAACCAAATTCAATAAACCTCCTGCCATCGATGTATAATATTAATAATACTTTATGAAATATTTTTTAGAGAGAAGAGAGATAAATATAAAATACTATATAATGTAGATATTATAATTTTAAATTATAATTCACTCAATTAAATAAATACATATAAATTCAACAATTTAAAATATATATAAATTATAAGATTTAGATAAATTCTTATTTTATTTTATTCATAATAGTACAAATATTTCATATAAAAAAAATAAATAAAAATAAATAAATGTCGAGTGCAAGTTCTCCAGGTGGTGATGCCATTTCAGGCGTAGCAAATGCAGCCAACAGCTTTAAACTGCAACTAAAATCATACATTTCGCAAACGGATAATACGACGCTCGTTCACATTATCGGAACCACGCTGGTGATATTTATAGCGGGTTGCATCGCATACTACGTGTATTATAAAACGACGCTGCTTCCAAAAAGCTGCCGACGTTTAAACGGTAAAAAATCGGCGGCACTAAATTCAAGCTGGATTACGACCGCATCGTCGGACCCGTCTTCTCAATACTTACTAAGAGATTACTATATAAAAACGGCATACAATTCTTGCTCAACAGGCAACTTTTCAAACGACTACGTAAACGTGTGCGCGCTTCAACACGCAATTCGAATGGGTTGCAGGTGCCTGGATTTCGAAGTGTATGGTCAAAATGGGAAGCCAATCATTTCTACATCGTTAAGCGATGACAAGTGTATTAAGGAAACCTATAATTCGGTTTCATTTGACGACGCCATGAAGGCGGTGGCGACATCGGCATTTAGTCCGAGTTCAAACGTGTGTCCGAATCCCAGCGATCCCTTGCTACTACTTTTTCGAGTCAAAACCAACGATGTTAGTGTATTAAACAGTATGGCGGATGCAATCAAGTCAAACCTGAATGACAGATTGATTCCGGAATATAATCATGAATTTGGCGGGAAAAACATATGTGCGGAGCCGGTGAATAAGTTTGCTGGAAAAATTGTGATTATTATGGAAAGCAATCCGCTGTTGTACCAGCCGGGAGCGGAACGCATGTATGAAATTACGAACTTGACGAGCAAGGCGTTTCTGAGAATTTTAACCGTGTTTAATGTGCTAAACAGTCCGGACATTACAGAACTTACGTCATTTAATAAACAATACATGACAATTGTTGTTCCGGACCCTTCCATGTCGGCGGAAAATTATGACCCGATGCCGCCGTCTTTGGCTGGATGTCAGTGTATGGCACAATCATTTCAGCTTTTAAGAGACGGAAATTTGGCGGTCTATAATGACTGGTTTGAATCGGGGCCGATGAACAGCGCATTCCTGTTGAAGCCGAAGGATTTAATGTTTGTTCCTCAAACGATCCAGGCGCCCACACCACAAGACCCAAAACTCTCGTTTGCCAGTCGCCCGCTGCAATCCAACATGTACAGTTTTACAATTTAATTCGAATCGCGAGTTTTAATTCTTTTATTTACACGAATCATTAAAATAATTAAAAAATTGAAATAAAGGTTTATAGTTAGTAATAAGTAATATACGCATTCCATTCTGTAATGCAAGAATCAAAAGAAGAATCGAACGAGTTGAAAGAAAAAGGTAAGAAAAGAAAAATAGTAATTAAACCGAAGGCCAGCGTTGTTTTATCTCATGATCTCGTCGAAACGAATCGTGAATATTTAAAGGAAATTTTCAAAGAGAATCAGTTGGAAGAGTTGGCAAAAAAGTATACGGTCGACAAAGAAAACCGCGAAAGAAACATTTACAATTTCATCGATGCGTATCGCTGCATCATCAAACAACAATTCAATGAAGAAACGCAACCAAGTGCGGATTACCAGCTATTATACAAGCTTACTTCAAGTCCAGAAAAAGTGAAAGTGGTATGGAGCGGGTGTTTGCAAGCGTTGCGGCGTCTTCCGAGCGAGTCGATTGGACACATTGTTACTTCGCCTCCGTATTATAATGCGCGCGAATATTCCACATGGCCAAATCTGCAAGCGTACTTGGACGACATGCGTCAAATAATTTCGGAATGTTATCGAGTCCTGGATAACCATCGCGTGTTTGTCTTCAATGTTAGTGATGTGGTAGATAATGACAAAAAGGATAAGATCAACGCGTTTGGATTCCGGAAAATCCCGCTACCTGCATACTTTATAACCATGTTTGAGGAATGCGGGTTCACGTATGTGGACGACATTATTTGGGACAAGGGCGAAGTGCAGAGTTCGCGACATAAAAACGGAAATAAACCGTTTCCCTTCTTTCAGTACGCGTGCAATTGTTACGAACATATTCTCATCTTTCACAAGCATCGACTAGAAAAAGACGTCAAGTATCCATGTAATGACTGCGGCAGTTTGAATGTAAAGAGTAACAGCTACACGTTTCGCGGGTTGCGTTCATGGGAATGCAAAAATTCGAATTGTGAACGCAGCGAGTCGGATCGTGGGAAGCGGTTCTCATTAAAAACAATTATGACGCAAAATCCGTTTCGGCAGCAAGAAAATGTGATTCCGAAAGAGCTTGTGCAAGAGTGGCGACGGGATATTCGCAAATTGTCACCTGTGATTAAAATAAATAGCAAAAAAGAAAACAAGTTGGGTCATACTGCACCGTTTCCGATGGACATTCCGCTCATGAGCACGTATTACTATAGCTATCGGGGAGAAATTGTTTTAGATGTATTTGCCGGAAGTTTTACAACGGCGATTGCGGCGCAAAAGCTGGGTCGAATTGGCGTAGGTTTTGAACTTCGTAAAGATTTGTTTCGAGATTGCATCATAAAAAATATTACGAATAACGAGTGCGACCTGGAAGAGATTGAAATTTGAATGAATTAAATTAAATGTCGAGCGAATTGTTTACAGCCACCCTTGCTTCTAATTCTGCAATTTTTGCATCTTTTTCTGCATAGCACTTTTTTAGTACAAGTTCTAAATCAAAACCGAGTGAGTTGAATGCTGCATTTATGGAATTTCCTTCCGCCTTTCCAAGAAATACATTTTTGTGGTTATGGTTTAATTTACCAGGAAGTAATCTATCGATGTGGTGTAAATTTATTTTGGTTGCAGTTCGATTGAATTTTTCTCTACCAATATCACCTTCTATTGTGCCGTTTATTATATCTTTAAATTTTATTGATGCGAGTTCAACGTCTCCAAATTTTATCAATTCAGGACAAACAGTTTTCCCATAACGAACTGAATATTCCTGCAACCTATCATTTTCAAGGAACAGTTTGGATTTTTCAAAATCATTTTGAAATTTAGTAAAAATGTCCATTTCAGATGCGCTGAAAAATTGTTTAAAATCCTCCATTTTGATCTTTTGATAAAGCATAACAAATTTAACGTTTTCTATTTCAGATTTGGTAGCATAATCCATTTCGTTTTGTCCAATAAGTGTCGGTCCAATATATACCGAATTTCCCTTGTTTCGAAATTTGTCAAGATTTTTAATGTCTTGTACCCACATGATATCTTCTTTTTTATAATCGTGTCGATTTGAACTTATTTTGTCCCATTCGATTGGTGCAGGATACATTTTCAATTCATCATAGTTTTCATACCTAACAATCAGGGGTAAAGCATTCAACAATTCTTGATTTGAAAAATATTCATCTGGATTACAAAGAATGCGCCAACCAGCTGAATATATAGTATCAAGATTTACAGGATTACTATGATGATTTTCTACAAAACTTATAAATGTAACATTTACCAAATCAAAGCGATTTCTTCTATTCGTAAAGACCCCCCCGCCACCTCTATCTAGTTCACTTTTTGATATTTTGGTTTTTGCGGGAGAATGAAGTATTTTAAATGCATTCTGAAATGAGTTTTTAACATTCATCATTGCATCATCGTGATATTTTGTTTTTGGACGAATTTTTACTTTATTTCCAGTAACAGTACCAATACCACTACCACCAATAACGTTATAAAAATACATATAATCGCGTCGTCTTGTAATAAATTTTAGTATTCATTCTATCAATAAACAATAATTTCAATTTTTTTATTAATATAAAAATATTTTTATAATAGTAATATAGGTATATTAGATAATTATTTTAAAAAATGAGCGAAAAGGACATTGAGCGTTCTTTAGAGATATTGAAAAAATCGCAAAAAGAAATAGAGGTATCACAAGGTGAAAAACTGGTGAGCAATCCGACAATTCAAGAAATCATTTCCATTGTAGAACAGTTTTTAATAAAAAAAAAGCTGATTTGCTATGGTGGAACGGCTATAAATAATGTTTTGCCGGAAAAGGATCAATTTTATGACTTGAAACGAGAGATTCCGGATTACGATTTTTTTTCGCCGAATTCGCTAGACGACGCAAAAGAGCTTGCGGATATATTCTATAAAAAGGGGTTCAATGACGTGGAAGCGAAATCTGGGATGCACACGGGAACGTACAAGGTGTTTGTGAATTTCATTGGCGTTGCTGATATTACGTTTATTGAGCCAGAACTTTTTAAAAGTTTGATGCGCGAATCAATCGAGCGAAACGGAATCTTGTACGCGCCAATTAATTTCTTGAGAATGTCCATGTATTTGGAATTGTCGCGTCCAGATGGCGATGTGAGCCGTTGGGAAAAGGTGTATAAACGCCTGCTTCTTTTTAACAAAAACTTTCCGCTGAAAGGAGACAATTGTTTGAAAAGGGCAAAAGATGCGATCGCGGCGCCATCGAAAAAAGAGGAGGAAATATTTGAAATTGTGCGCGATGAAGCCATTTCAGAAAAGCTGGTATTTTTTGGAGGGTACGCATGTGCGCTTTTTTCCGAACACTTGAAAAAAGACCAGCGCCCTATCCTATATTCTGCCGTGCCGTCATTTGATTTGTTGTCTGAAGACGCTAAAAAATCCGCGCATAAATTGAAAGACAAGCTGGAACGAACGGGGCATTTCGGTCGCGTAATCGTGGAAGAACGCGAAGATTTCGGAGAACACGTGTCCGAACACTATGAAATTGTAGTGGACGGAAAAACGGTGGCATTCGTTTATGAGCCGGCGCCCGGCGCTTGTCATAATTATAATGTTGTGCGCGTTAATAAAAAAGATGTGAATATTGCGAGCACAGACACCATTCTCAGCTACTATTTGTTATTTCTTTATATCAATCGCCCGTATTATGATCGAGATCGCTTGCTGTGTATGAGTCAGTACATTTATGATTTGCAGTATGATAACTTGACAAAAAATGATGGCATTTTTAAACGCTTTTCGAAACCGTGCATCGGTAAACAGGTGACATTAAAAGACATCAAGGATGTTAAATCGCACATGTTTAATAAACTCAAAGATAAAAAAGGGACGCGCGAATATGAAGAATGGTTTTTGAATTATAATCCGATTGAAAAATATAAGACCAAGGAACGTAAAGGGAAAGACGCTAAAGTGTTCGACGAAAAAATAAAAGATGTGAATAAATTCTCTCCATCTTATTCTAAACATAGAGACAATGACCGAACAAAAACGAGAACGAGGGCCAGGACAATGACGAGAGCCAGGACAATGACGAGGACGAGAGCCAGGACGAAGACAATGAGGACAAGAACTCATAGAAGAAGAAGCTAAGCTTACACGCGATTATTACTTGTCTTTTTTTTCGATAGCGGTTTGGTAACATTTTCTGCAAAGAGGAACATATATATCATCTGCGCCAATTAATACTTGTTCGGTGCTGTTTGTATTTCGGAATGAGAATGGGGCGCGCGTTCCATCTTTGCATTTTCCACAAAGCGCGCGCAGTTTTGTAACCTTGTCGCAGAGCGGAATAAGATCAAGCAGTTTCCCAATTTTCTCTCGTTTGAAATCTCCATCGAGTCCGCAAATGTATACTTTTTTATGTTGGTTTTCAACCATTTCGGATGTAAACTCAACAATATCATGAAAGAACTGACCTTCATTCACCAATATGACATCGCACTCGTTTATTTGTTTCGCGTATTCGGAATTCAGCATAATTTCTTCCATTGAGAAACCCATGATACAAGGTATCATTTGTTTATCATGCGTTGAAAGCATGGTTTCAGAATAACGATCGTCGGCTTTAAAGTTGATTACACATACATTTAATTTACAAAAACAACATTGTCGATAATACGTTAAAAGCATGGACGTTTTTCCAGACCACATGGGTCCAAGAATGAGTTCAAGATAACCCGAAGCAGAAGAAGAAGAAGAAGAAGAAATTGGTTCCATTATTATATCAACTCTCTTATTTGTATAACATATAGTTTAAGATGTTTTTAATTCAATTTTTATAATATAACATAATAATATATATTCATTGTTACAATGTCATGGAATAGTTTAAAAAGTTTGGTTGGATTAGGAAATCGAAGAAGTCGAAACGAACGAAAAATATGTAGGAAAACGAAACAAATAAATATAAATTATTTATAAAATACGAGTTAAAGTTTATTTATAAATAATAAATAGGTTGTTGTAAAAATGGAAGTGAATAAAGATGACACTCTTCATAATGATAGTGATATTTATAACGATAAAATAAACAATTCAACTCCGTGGGTTGAAAAATATAGACCCTCAAATTTCGACGACATTGTCTTGGATGATGTAAATAAAAAAATAATCGAATCCGTCATTGAAAATAATTACTTTCCAAATTTATTATTTTATGGACCACCGGGAACCGGAAAAACAACAACGATCATCAACATGATAAATGCGTACCAAGAAAAATACGATCAAAAAAATAAGGGACTAATGATTCATTTAAATGCATCCGATGAACGAGGCATCGACATTATACGAAATCAGATTAGCGGATTTGTAACATCAAAATCAATGTTTGGCGACGGTATGAAGTTTGTTATACTGGATGAAGTTGATTATATGACAAAAAATGCACAAATAGCGCTTCGATATTTATTAAACAACTTTAACAACTCAATCAATGTTCGTTTTTGTTTGATTTGTAACTATGTAAGCAGAATTGATGAAGCGTTGCAAACCGAATTTGTAAGAATGCGTTTTAACATGTTACCACATTCAAAAATCATATCATTTTTACAAAAAATTAACACGTCTGAAAAACTAAATGCGAGTTTCGAAATATTAACATCGATACAACGCCATTTTAATTCCGACATTCGAAGTATGATAAACTATATGCAGTCAAATCAACACGTCTTGTGCGAATGTAAAGTTATAACGAATGATGTATGGAAAGACGTATCAACAATGTTGAAAACAAAAATGAAACCCGCCGTTATTATTTCTAAATTAAATGAAATTAGTTTAACTTATAATATTGAACGTAAAAATATAATAAAAAATTTTTTGAATTATATTGTTCAACATGAGCCCGAACATATAAACTCAAAATTTTTAGATTTTATTGAATATATAACACACATTCAAGAATGCAAAACAGATCATCTTATTCAATATTTCGTCTTGAGAATGGCAACATTACTATAATCTCTCGCGTTTTGTCGTGGGTTAATCAAACTGAAAATCTGGATCCCCGATTATTGTGCGTAATACGTGCGTCGTATATGCCCGAACTAACGCGTCGGCTTCATAGTACCTATAAAAACAATCTTGCAACTTGTATTCAAATTCGGGTTTAAACTGCGTTATATCCTGGATATTATTAAACTTGGATTGAATGCATTGATATTGACACTCTGGCAATATGTTTCCAATAAATACGCCCTTGCATCTCGGACGAGTATGGTGACTCGGACCAATGTGTTCAATAAGATACTGTTTTCCAACTTTTAGATCAAGAGGGTGAACAATTTGAAGCGGTCTCATTGATAGCGATTTGCGATTCGTGATTCGTTTGCATTTGCGTTGTTATAAAATATAAAATCAATTTAGATTTTATAATATAAAATGAATAAAACACTTCATGACCTCTTTTTTTTCATTGATTTTGCTCGTTTTTTATTTATATAACGTTTTGTTTTTTTATAAGAGTAAACGTGTTTTTTGCGTCGTCGTATTTTTCCACCAATCGTAATACTTACAATATTATTAAAATCATATGGGGTAATATCGTAATCCATTGGATACATTTGTCTATATGTATTGAATGTACGCTGTAATTCTAAAGGTGTTGGGCGTTGAGCCATGTACCCGCGGTCTGTTAACAGTTGAACAATATTTGCTCTTCTAGTAGCCATTCTTAATGTATCCAAACGATTTGGAATTGGAAATGTTATAACATTATCAGAACTTTGAATAGGAGGAAGGCGTTGTATTCTTTTAGCACCAATATCATTTTCTTCATTATCATCATCAATTTTTGCTCTCTTAAATTGATGAGGCGGTTCAACATCATCGATTTTTTGTTTCTTTTGTTCCATTTTAGATTTTATAATTTATATATATAAATATTTTAATTTAATAATTAATTATTAAATTAAATAATAAAGATTTCATTTTATATTTATCCACATCTATATTTATTTAAGAAAAATAAATGAACTCATCGCTATCAGAAACAATGGCAACCGTGTCGGCATTTTCAGGAAATGAAAATAAAGCGCTTTTATGGAGCGTTTTGCACGGAGGTGGAAAATTTATCGGAATACCTGACAGTCAAGTGCCCACCATTAAGGAAATTTTTGAAACGACAATTCATACTATGAGCGAACATTGTCGAAGATTAAATAAACCCCTAAATCTGAATGCAATAAATAAAGAAGCAGTTGTTGTTATATGTAAAAAAATAGAAGCCGTCAAACTGCAATACGCGCAACAACAACAACGACAACCTCCTCTTCAACAAATCTATCAAAAAAAACAACAACAAGTTCCACAACTGGAAACAATTTACAGAGCGGAAGATTTGCAAAAAGAGCGCCAAAATGCATTTCAAAATGAATTTAAAAGAAAAGAAGAAGAAATGTCTTCCATATTAAAGTTAAAAAAACCTGAAGAAATAAATTTCACAGATGACGTTTATGATAAACCGATTGGGGACGACATGGAACGTTTACTTGCAGAAGCATTGGCATCCAGAGAAAGAGAATTGGAACAAATAAAGAATGTTTTTACACCCGAATCAGATTCTTCTCGCATTCATATAGGTCCAAATGCAAATGCAAATGCAAATGCTAATGCAAATGCAAATAAAGAACAATTTATAACATACAAAATGGCAAATGCAAATAATGAACGGAGTATTAATGAAAAACATGTCAGTTTTGGTAATGAACTACAGTTGCATGTTATTGAAAATGAAATGTTCGAAAACAAATACGATGAAAGTAATAGCGACGGAAACAGTGAGAAAGATAGTGGAGATGTAAGTTTTATTTTCAATAAATTAAAAAAAATTAAAACAAAAAAAAACATTCTTGACGCAAATGACGCAAGTGACTATACAGATAGTGGAATGAACGCTGATAAATTTTTACAAATGTCGCAAGATATTGCATACATAAAAACAACCTTGTCTGAAATAGTAACAAAACTAAATAAACTATGTAATCAAGAAGAATCGGAACCACAACCTTTGTCACCTTCTTCATAAACGCCAACTTAATTTTCGCCACATGTGGTAGTAGTACTGGCGATGGCTGTTTTCGATGATTGAATCGATTTTCTACTTACTTTGCTTTTTGGAGCAAGTGAACTCAACGTGGATGGTCTCTTTTCGCATCGCTTCAAGGTAAATTTTTTTGTTAGTGTCGGCGTATATAACAAGCAAGGAATGGATAAAATCATTCCAGTTACTTTATCATAGACGACATCTTTCGTTTTTATCAATTTTTTTTGCTCAAGACATGCAAATAAAAACGTTTGAAGAAATGATTTATCATCATCGTTCAGATTATTTTCACTCGCATAATTGTCAACAAATGCAATTAGTTTTGAATTTTTCATTGACTTGTCTAGTTTTGTCCACTGGTCTTCCTTGTTTTGTATTCTTTCCTTTTCTAGAAAAGAATCAATGTCCATGTTCGAATTACACTTTGTTAACTGTTTTGTGTTTGTTTTTTTTAGCAACATGGTCTTGTATTTCATGTTTCTAAGCTCGATACATTCTTCTTCTTTTGACGGAGTATTCAATTTAACATTGGTTCCATTATTTTCGCCAGTATTACTAGTTGATTTTAAATTATTATAGTTTTCATTAGTTTCTTGCATTGAATGTAAATCCATTGTGAATTTTGTCGGCAACTTATATATATTTATGAAATAGAGTTTAAATCTATTTCATAAATAATAATTTATTCATATTTTATATAAATTTATTTCATAAATAATAATTTATTCATATTTTATATAAATTTATTTCATAAATAATAATTTATTCATATTTTATATAAATTTATTTCATAAATAATAATTTATTCATATTTTATAAGTCGCCATAATTTATATATGAATACAATATACAAATAATAAATGGAAACAATTTCAAATCAAAATTCTGTTGTTTCTATTGAAAACCTTGAAACTCTTAATGCGAACAATGCGAACATTAATAATAATGTAAACTGTAAAGTGTATTTAATAGAAGGAGTTGGTTGGATTGGGAGTGTTTTAGTGTTGATTCCGTATGTCGTTCCTTTTTCAAAAACAATTGATTTTGTATTGAATACGATAGGCGCGTCTGGATTGTTTGTCGTGTGTGTTACATCAAAACAATATCAATCGATTGTTATAAATGCTGCATGGATTTTAGGCGGAATTTATAAATATTTTTCATAGTCGTTGTTGCATGGTTTATTAATTTTTCGATTATTAGGATGGCATAAGTTTATAATATGTGGCCAAATAATAATTTAATCCGACAATAAACGACCATAATAAATATTTATTAAAATTATAATGAAATCTCATGATGCTAAAAATTATCCCTGACAATATAAAATTAAAATTACATTTAGCATAAGATAAAGAAACGATTAAAATGATTGCATATAACACACCAGAATAATAGGAAGGAATAAACCGTTTTAGTATTAATGTTTTAATAAATGCGGTTAATTGTATTGCAATAAGCGATATATAACGAATTTTAAAAGTTGCAATGTTAAGATGTGGCATTGACAAATAATATATAATTGTATATTGTGAAAAACTTGCAAAATATCTCATCGTTGATATAATCATTGGATGTATATTTTCATACCCGTCATAGTCAGTTCTTCCTCGAATTGTTGTTCCAGCATTCTCGTCATAATATATTTTTGTAATACGGTCGGCTATAATATGCCATATAAAAGTTCCAAAAAAATAACAAAACCAATTCGTTATATTCAACCAATGTAAAAAATAGATGAATATGGACCTAAATGAAAAAATAATAGTATGCAATCTATATTCTTCGTGAATTGTGCTTTTATTAGCAGTTCGTTTGATAGGAACGTGAAATATTTTTGCCGATAATGATAGCATAAAATGGGGCGAGATGTAAAGGAGTGATAACGGGTCGCCAGGAATTAGCGTATACATATTTAATAACTGAACTGAAAAAAGCAACAGTGACGTGATTCCAAATGATTTATGTACATGTAAAAAACTTATACCACAGACATCGAAATTGTCCTTATTTGTTATTAATCTTTTTAAATTTGACATATTTATTTAATATTTATTTTATTATTTATATTATAAAAAATAATAAAATAAATAAAAATAGAAAAATAAGTAATAAATATTAAAACAAGTGCATGGGTGATGAAGCAGATGACGGGGCCAAACTGCCAACACACATGGAATACGACAGGCGGGAAACAAAATATGCTAAAAAGTATGTAAAACAACTCATGAATAAACTGAGCAGCAATCCGAAACTAAATTTCTTTGAAAACAAACTGTAGAGAGAAAATACAGTTACAAAAACAAATAAAACGTAAAAAAATATGGAAAACCCATAATAGTACAAACAATATTCACGAGTCAAAGGGCCGAAAAGCGTATCAAGCATGTTATTCATTTTATACTATTTATATGTATAGTATATATAATATTTTGCAAAATAGTTTATAAATTATAAATTATTAATTATTTATAAAAATATTAATATTATATTTCTAAAATTATATAAATTTATCTAAATTTATTTTTTCTTCATTCAACATATCCGTCCGTTCGAATAAAAAAAAATAAAAATGATAAAAAATATCAACGTTTCCGGCGTTCATGGTAAAAAGTTAGAAATAATGTTAAAAAATAAGTGTATCGAAAACGATACACTATCTATAGAATCGGACTCTAAAAATGTCTCCACGAAATCAGAAGGGATAAAGCGGTCGTCGTGCGAAAAATGGGACTTACCAGAGCACTGTTTTACATGCGCTTATCAATTTAGAGAAGTATCTAAATTGTATTTGAACATGGAAGACACTAGTGTAGAACATCGTTCTCTTATTTTAAAAGAATTAACAAGCAAAATTTCAGGGTATAAACGACAAGATGTCGAAAAAAACATATTTCAAAAAGATTTATTCATATCTCTCGAAGACGTCGTTGATAAACTATTATGTTCCAAGTTGAAGTGTTTTTACTGTAAGCGTGATTGTCAGCTTTTATATAAAAACATGTACTCAAAACAACAATGGACGCTGGATCGGATTGATAATAATGTTGGACACAATGCGGACAATGTTGTTATTAGCTGCTTGGAATGCAATTTGAAACGAGGAACCATGGACAGCGACCGTTTTAAATATGGAAAACAGATTGGACTAACATTTCGAAAAATAGAGTAATTTTTATTGTATATTTGTATATTTTTATTAATTATTTCTTAAAAAAATGATATAAACCAAGACCATGTAATTATATCATTATTACTATTATTACTATTATTTTTATTTTGTAGGAAATATGAATGCAAATATCATTGACATTGTTGGTGGTTCCGGATATACAACACAGAATGCACTATTATTGACAAACTTGTTGAAATTCTATGAACAAAATGACAACTTGAATGTAATGTTGCAAATTATCAACGGTCATTCGAAGATATCGCTTCGAATTATTGACTGGTTTGCAACCAATTATGCAAAAAAATATTTCACAGTTTATGCAATCAACAATGAATATTCAAAAGGATCCAGACGGTTTAAAGTGTATGTCGACTATAAATTGAAATTGAAAGCGTATTCAAAAAAACGATTCGATCCATTTTGTAGGTGGGATCGAATTACCATTCCCTATACGAATGGCACATACATTCAAACGACGATTGGACAACTCAATTTTTTTAAATGGGCAATTGAAAATAACATTGTGCAATACATTGAACAGCATTACGACACCATTGAAGATGACATGAATGCGAGGAACAGCACCTCAAAACGTTTGTCGTCATCATCGTCTTCCAATTCTTCAACTGCTTCATCATTGTCTTCCATTTCATCGGGATCATCGTGTGATGAGAGCAACAGCATTGCAAATGAGGTGAAGAATGAAATAAAAAATGAAATCAAAAGTGAAAAGAACAAAACTAGAAAGAAGCGCGAAGAATTATCTGTTTCGGCGATAAAAAGTATCAAAACAGAAAAAGTGGAAGTGGTGGTTAGTTTCGAATAATACAGCGACTCCCCCCCCCCATTCATTTATTTTCTATTTTCTAAAACACTTGCAAATAAAGAAGAAACAGGTATGACACGTATGCCATGACCATCACGATGAGCCATATTGGTATCACGGTTTTATTTTTATATCCGATTCCAAACTGGCGAACGGTTCCGTCTTTATGAAATACGAAACTTGGTTTCACATATGCCATAATTCCAAATAATATAATAAACAGTAATATGGACAATGAAGTGATATTTTGTTTAATAAACAGCCGATTCATATTTATTTTTTATTTTTATTAATATAAGTATATGAATATCGCTAAACTCGATTGTTATTATATCAAAATAAAAAAATATGTGAAATTATACATTATACATGAAACTATAAATTAGGTTTATTATGAAATAAAATAATGAAATAAAATAATGAAATAAAATAATGAAACAATAAAAAATCAATGAAAAATAATCAAATTGATTTTTTAATGAATAATATCGTCATTATTAGTGTTTCTTGGAATTATATTCTCATCTCAGCATGAACTTGTTTATTTTATCCATGATTCCGCGCGAAGTTGCCGAAGCCATGATGGACAAACACATTGTAAAAATCATTTTGGAGGCGGTTCAAATGCTGTGTTCTGCTCGTCGCATTATTCTTCCCGATGATGAGGAAGGCAACGCACCGCTTTACAAAATTGCACACAAAAATCACCCCGTCACAATTTGGTGCAGAGAATCTCAAGCCAATTTTATCTGGACGCTCGACCTCATCGATGAAATGCACAAGGAATGGCAATACCGTTATGACCATCCTGAAACCAAAATCCACAAGTCATACACGGTTGCACAATACTTACGACAGCACATTCCCGACGCATCACTTTTCCCCCAACAGCGTCTCACCCCGTTCGCACAAGCCATGCCGGACCAGTATAAATGTGAAAACGACGCAGTCCAAGCGTACCGAAACTACTACATGTCGGAAGAAAAACAAAAGATTGCCACGTGGAACAAGAAACGGGCTGCTCCTTCTTGGTATATTAAAAATGTAAAATAAATGTAAAATAAAATTACTATCAAAAAGACAAAAAAGAATAAAATTATTTTATATTTTATATTTTTTTACATTCTTTTTATTTTGTAAATAATTTTATACATCACCCCAATGTGATCCGCTTGGAAATTTCCGGCGTTCCCTAAATTAATTTATCATTTTCTCTCCATTCTCTCATGATTCAAATTCGTTGACTCCTTCTACATCCACATAACTGTCGGGATACATGTCGGCAGAATTTGCGTACTCTTCATGTGCATCATCTTCCTGCATTTCATTTTCTTCATCCGGGTCATAGTCCGGCGCGTCTCCTTCATCTGCGACCGCATCTTCGCGAGCCAGCGCCTCCGGGTCCGGATCCCCGGACAACATTGTGCTCACTATTCCGCGCTCCTTTTTACGATTATTGATTCTCTCGATGCGCGATAGTTCTTCCGTTTCAAAATCCGGGTTATAAATTCGCAGACCCGCATTTTTACCAATGGATTGCGAACCCATTTTGTATTTCTTATGATTCAAGTAAATTTGTTTCTGGTCTTCCGACATTTGTTCCACATTCTGTACAATGTCGTCTCTCTCATCGTCGAGAGAACGCAAATAATTCTCACGAATGGTTTCAATATTGCGATTCATTATTTTCTTATCATCCAAAATGAGATCGAAATACGTGGTTAAAATTCGCGATACTTCTTTTTGCACATCGATTGGATTTTTTTGTTTTGGGGGTTGTCCTTGTCCTTGTCCCGCCTTTTTCTCTCGAAACTGTTTGACAGCATTCGAAAAATGCAAATAAGAATAAACGGCCGCTAAAAAGTAATATTCATATAGAAGCACCGTAATGTGTTTGTTGTCTCCACTATAAATTGGCGTATTCTGGATGATTTCATTCCATAAAACCATGGTCGACTGCACATTTTTCAAAATATTAATAACCGGTTTTTTGTTTCCAATTTTATAAAAATTGCCAAGTGTTTTCGTAACGCGCTCGTTTGAAAACGCAACAATGGATGAAGCGTCGCCGGAAGAAAGTTGTCCGGTAATATAGGGCGGCAACGACTCAATTTCAGACACTTGATTCAGAATGATGTTTGGATACACTTGTGTTATATTTTTGATTGCATTTTTCACGAATTCGACGGATACTTCAAGCGTATTATTTTCTCCGTCAAGCAATGTGTTTTCTGTTTTATGAAACAACATAATACCGCCTTTTGTAACGACGCCTTGCGTAATATCGGACGGTGTTCTGAAAACGGCATTCACAGTTGTTTTATTTTTCATATTTAAAAATGCCGTCACTTGCTCCGTCAACAGTTTACTGGTTTGTTCGACGCGTCGTTGTAAATTCCTGGATCTGTCGGCGGTCGGATTCTCGTTGAATGCTTTCAGTGCGATGAGAACATCTTTATCCAGCACTTGTAAAGATGCAGCAACAGCAACAGGTGCAGATGGCGACAATGTTTTAGTTAAAATGCGGTTCAAATTTTCATTATAGGTTCCAACGCGAGCTTCATACATGGGTTTCATCGTTTGACGGTAAACAAGTTGAAGTAAATGCTGTAAATCTTTAATTGTGTAATCCAAGTTGAATTCATTCTTGATTTGAGTTATTAATTTTAGTTTGTTATCGTGTGTCATACCTTTTGCAGATTTCAAAATGTTGAATATGTCACGATTCTCTCCCAACGTGTTTCTGAATTTGCAAATTTTTTCAAGTTCCTCTGAAAGCGCAGTTTCATTTATTTCTCTCAAAGAACTTGCTTCAATTTGTTCGCTTTCTTCTTGTCGCTGTTGCTCTTCTTGTTCTTCCTGCTCTTCAATGGCTGCTCTTGCTTCCATTCGTCCTTCTTTTTGTCCCGCCTTTTCCTTGGATTTTGATGACTTCTTCTTTTTCGCCGACGACGACGCTTCTTGAGAAGCAGCCGAAGCAACCGCTTTAAGTCCTTTATGCTTGTCATAGTTGCAATACGTCATGAATGCGTTATAAATCGTATACTCATCAAAATTAGAATGCGTTTCGTGGGACGCGGCGGCGTAATGAATTACGCCTTGATCTGCTTGCAGCATTTGCATACCGCGTGTGTCTTTTGGATCCAACATGGTCGCCGCTTCACTCAAAGCGTAAACGTCGTGTAAAATATCTGCATTGCATTCCACCATGTCGCAATAATTTCGAATGTTGGGTTCCTTTTGAATCATGTACTGTAAAACGGTTTCATTATCATCGCCTTTTTCTCCTTTTTCATTGCAGCAAGCGTTCTGAATGTAGTTCTTCGATAACAGCTTTGTCTTGTCCGCCGTTTGCGCCGTGATTGCATCTTGAATGAGTTTCTGAACCAAGAGAGAAAAGTGGACGATTTTTGATTGAATTACGAGTATATTTTCCGTTTGTAAACTGTTTCCATTTTTGAGGTTTCGTTTCAGTTCATCGCAGTACGTTTTTGTAACGGGCAGCGGTGTTGCGGTGAGAACAATGGACGGGTTTACAAGAAGCGGGCGAAAGAGAAACATCGCGTCATTTATTCTATGTCTTGCATTCACTTTCATGATTTCGCGCTGTTTTTTAATTGCATCATTATCGCGCTTGGCTTCAAAACGCGCTTGCACAACCGGTAAATTTATTATTTTCGTTTTCGTTAAATTGAATAGCGTGTCTCTCATCTTATCCTGGTTTATTTTTTTCACCGAGTTCCAAGGCGCATATTCACTCTTTACTTTTTGCGTAATACACGCCATATAAATAAGGAAGGGCAAATTTGTTTCATCTGCAGAATACGGATACCCCTCAAACGATTTCACACAATTAGGGAATGTAGTTTTGGTTTTAATTTGCGGAATGGATGTTTGCACGACAATGATGATGAGTGCCATGCAATAAAAAATGAGATACTGGTTGTATGTTTTCTCATAGGTTTCATAATCTGCGCTGGTTTTTTTATCCGCTTCATATTGTTCCTTTGTTTTTTTCGCCGGCACAAGAAATTGAATATTTTCAATAATAAAACGTCTCTCTCGCGGTTTAAGAACAATTGACAGTGAATGTTCATAGTGATCAATAATTCCAATCATGGTTTCATATTCTTCTCTCTCTGATTCAAATTCGTATTCTTTTTCTTGTTCACCTTCTTGTTCTTCTTGATCGCCTTCTTGGTCTGCTCCTTCTTCTGCTTCTTCTTCTGCATCTTCTTGTAAAATGGCGGCAGCCATACCGGTTTGTTCAATGCCTTGGTTCTGAATATTAATTTCAATAATTTCGCCCGCATTTACGGACGTGGTATCCGAAGCCATTTGCTGTTCGTCGCGCATTAAATGTAACATGCTTTCACTGTTTCCAGAACCGGAACCTTCCTCTTCGCCAGCAGCCATCCATTCCGATTCGGATACAAATGCAATTCTTGAAATGGTATAGCCGCTGAATTTATCGACAATCTGGTCGCCTTCGCGTTTACCATTGGATTTTTCAATCTGAGAGAGAGTAGACATGTATTTCAATGACTTGGGATCGGCGGGATTATAATTTTGTGCAAGGTCGTAAAAAAAGGTTGGTAGTAAACGTATACCCGTTGTTTTACAATAGAACCAGTGTGCATCGTCGCCTGCCGCCGCACTTCTTAGAAAAAGTTCGCTATTTACCATGTCTAATATGCACTGATACTTTAGCCCCACGTCTTCCAAGCCGAGAATGCAGTTTACAGTATCTTGGTAAGGAGAGGTTACAACGGTTTCAACCCTTTTTTTGTTTTCTTGTGAAAGGGCATATTTTACTTTATTGTATTTTAAAATGTCATTCACCTTTAGTTTATCGAGAAGTTTAATATTTTTCAAATCGAATAAAAATGTTTCATCGATATTTTTCCGTTTTGATTCACTTTTTTGGTCAAACTCGTTAACAATTCTTGAAGTTAAGTTTTGCAGAATGGACGTTTCTGCAACCGACTTATCAAGACACTTTTGATTAATTGAAAAACAAAGCGGACTGGGTTTTGTTTCAGAAGGAATGTTGCAAAAATAAAACGGGTCATCGACTTGCACATTTTGAAGTTCGGGATCATCATCATTTACCCATTTGTTATTTCGCCTTACAAAGTATTGGTAACTCTTATTGCTTTCTCTATCTTCTCCTTCGCTCATGACTTCGCTCATACCTTCGCTCATTTTTAAAGCCGCATAGTCGCCATCTTTAACAACTCGTTTTCCAGAAGGATCGTAGCGAGCATCAAACAAAACGTCACCCTTGTCATTATCAAGCTCTAATGCCGCGGTTGAAGAGTAAATTTTACTCAGCGTAATTTCACGTTTTTTGCATGTTTTTGCATCAGCGGATGATGCAGTTTTTGAGAGGTGTTCTGTAATATCCTGCTGTTCTCTCCGTATAATGCTGTCGATTTCAGAAGACGTCAAATCCGAATTTTCTACCGCGAGCGCATCCATGAACAAACGCGCATAGTCGGTTTCAATTATTATTTTTAATATTTCAGAGGAAGAGAGAAATATGTCATCTTGTCGTTTTAACTCATTGAATTTATACAATTTGAAAATTTCATCAAATGTTACAGTGGTGTCATCGGCGAGCACAATTTTAGTTTGAAGAGATTCTTTTGTTGCTTTTTTTGATGAAGACGATTTCGAATTGTCGTCGCCGAACGCATTATAAAACATTTCAAGCGACTCGAATCCACTTATATCATTTTTATTAACTAGTTTTTTAAATTCGGATTTGGATACTCCCAGTTTTTTAAAATAGTTGTCAATGTTTTTATGAACAAATGCGCGCATCATTTCATATTGTTGTGCGTTAACATTCTTCGAATAAATTAAAAACGGCTGAAGGGCATAAATCACCTTGTAGAAAGACAAGTAACCATAAACATTCGTTTTGAGTTGTCTTTTTTTTATATTTTTAGTGGATGATTCTGTTTTTCTTGATTCCAACATGAGAAACGCATCTTCATTTGTCGGAACAAACGACGTTATAAACTCTTTAACAACGGCATTTGAAGCGGAACCATTGGCGCTGGCGCTGTCCAATAAAAACAGTGTCGCGTCTTTTAAAAAACTTTTGTATTCCCCAATGACTTCAACTTCTTCCGCTCCACCGTTTCTTTTTTTTTCAACTCGAATCATTTCCGATGGAATATCGTCTCTCATTTTAACATTTGAAATAATGGAATGCCACGTTTTAAGGAATGCAGAATTCAGCGCTGCCTGATCAGCTAAAACCGTGTCGGGTAAAAGCAATTGCGATAAATGAACGGCTGGTTTATCCAGCGTCATAAACGATGTGATAAATGCCGAATCGTCAGGAGTTGACTCTACGCGCTTCACGCTGTTTGACTTGACATCTTCAAATTCCAGCTTTGTTAACCCGGTATTATACACTCGATCAATGTAGAAAGGAACAACCGTGGAATTATCTTTATTTGCACGAGACACAATCGTGTCATTGTTTGCGGACAGTGTCAGCGCGTTTGATTGTACCGGTTTGTCTTGTATTACGTAAGTCCGATCCGGATTTCTTTTCGGATTTTCAAACGGGGTCAAGTAAGAATTGAGATCATTCATAATATTGGGATTATGCGGCGCGTTTCGATCCGGGTAAATTCCCTTTTCCTCAATAATCTGTTGCTTAAAGCTGTAAATTCCATTTACAGTGTCTGCTTCTTGCGCGTCGTCACCTGTAACATATAATTTTTTAATGTTTTCAACAATCGGCACAACCCAATACAGTGGTGTGTCAAGATTTTGAATGTGCGGAACGGCCGGCTTGTCTGCGTCGGTAAAGTGGGCGGGCATTTTCGGAACTCCATTTTTATCAAAGATTGAATACTCTTTTCGCAGCTGAAAAAAACGCTCAATGTTTCGATGAATGCTGTTGAGTTCAGATTCAGTTCGCTTATGTTTTGGAACAGATGCAATTATATTTTCTAGTAAGTCATTGTATTGTTTTATTTCAGAGACAATTTTTTGTGAAGACGGAACTTCGTACATGATGTTTGCAAAAATGTGGTTGCCTTCATCCAGCGCTTCCGAAAGGTCGAGATCGATGCCAACATCCCCTTCTTCGCCTTCGCCTTCGCCTTCGCCTTCTTCGCCTTGAATGGCTTTTTCAACGTCGGATGACTTTGATGGCGTCGGTTTGTACTCGACAACTTTGATTCGTTTGATCCAAAAAGGCAATCCTCGGCATCCAAAGTTGATAAAAATACTGTCTTTTAATAACTGCTCTTTAATTTCCGGAGAGAAGGAATATGAATGTGGCGACGACGACGACGACGATTCTTTGTCGTCAAGAATAATTTTTACTTCAATCATGTCTTGATTTACGTCAACATCAATAATTTTACACGTGATAACAAGCGGGTTATCTTGATCTTGTTGTCCTGGTTCCGACCCAACGTCTGATTCGCCGCCAGGTGCATCGGGTGCTTCTTTTACATGTTCTCGTATTTGATCTGGTGTTAGCGACAGTTCAACAGATATAACCATATCGATTTTGAGATCATGTTGTTCAACGAATTTATGGGTCGGCTTTCGTTCCACTACTTGTATTTCTAAAATGTCTTCATCTTCAAATTTATCGGCGAATTCGCCGTCGCGAATGCGGAGTTTTATAAGCTGCTGTGTTTTTTTATCATTGAGATGAATTGTACTCAAGTCAACATACACGACTTCATACACGTTGTTTTGCAGCTTGGATTCGGGAATGGTCGCATTTATTTTTATTTGGTCTCCCAGAAACAGTTTATTGTTCATTTCAATGTCTCTGGTCTCTGGATCAGGATCGAAATTCTGAATTCTCTCTTCTACTTCTACCTCCATTTCAGAATGAATGTCAATATTTTAATTTTATGAAATATGAAATCAATAACTATAATATTCTATTATAAATATGAATATAAATATTATATATAGTAATCATAAGAGAAAATTCTTTAAATTTTAGAATATAATTATTATTTATTTATTCAATTTATTCATTTCTTTTTACTTTTCCAATTCTTATTAAATATTTATGGAATACATTTAAAGAAAAAACGATACTTAACATTAGATTATAGGGTTATAGGAATATAAGAAAAGACAACAATTAATATAAAAATGTCAACATTAGAAGTTCATGGTAAACCGTATTATTATTCTTTTGATTTAAGTTGTGTTCCGTCATTGTATGATTTTATTCAAGGCGATAATGGTTCCGATGACGCCGGGTGTAAATGTTATGATGCGTGTGTCAAGTGCAAAGTTGTGGAGGTAACGCATGACTATAACCATTCCTACTTTTTAGTGAATTATGATAAGAAAATATTGCAAAAGCGTGTTCGCGATGGAGTTGAATATGGATATGAGCAGTATGTTCGTTCAGTGATTTTAAATGCGGATCGAAAAATCGTGTGTTTTTCTCCTCCAATGTGCGAACCTACGCGTAGATCAAAAGATGATTCTGATTTTAAAAACATGTTGGATTTTTCAAAAGTAAAGTTTGCAGAGGAATTTGTGGAAGGAACCATGGTGAATTTGTTTTACAATCCGTCGAATGATGTTCAAGGGTGGGAATTTTCAACGAGGAACATGATTTATCCAACAGGTGTAGTGAATAAAAAATGTTTTCGACGGATGTTTTTCGAAGCGTGCGCTGCCGTTGGATTGAAATTTGATGATTTGCCGAAGGAATATTCGTACAGCTTTGTTTTACAGCATCCGGACAATACGATTGTTGCGCCGGTAAAGAGTATGGCCTTGTACATTGTTGCGATGTATTACATTGACGGTACGACCGTGTATGAGATGGATCGGTCTGTTGTGAAGTGGTCGACCTTTTCGAATGTTCGTCGTCCGGCCAGATTTGGACTTTTGAAGGGCGAAGAAGATTTTAATAAGATTCTCAATCTGTGGGCGTCGAGCAACTCGTTGTATTATTATCCGGGCGTCATGTTTCGCACGCATGAAGGCGCGCGTTATAAATTCCGCAACCCGAACTATGAATACGTGAAGAATGCAAAGGGTGCAGTAGAAAAGAGTCGAATTGTTTATTTGCATTTGAAAAAAATTAGAGCACACGATAGATTTCCAGAAGACGAGGAATTTTTCCGACACCAGACGAATTTCTACAATTATACGCACAATTTGCACCAGAATTATTTGGAGTGTTATATTCATAAGAAAAAGCCACTCAAGGAGTTTGCAGCGGAATACAAGAAAAATATGTTTCAGCTACATGAACATTACAAGACGACATTGAAGCCGACTGGTAAACGTGTAACTATGGCGACAGTGATTGACTTTATGAACGAACAAAGTTTGTCGTCGCAACTATTTGTTCTTAGGAAATTTGAGGATAGTGTCAATATCGTTGACGTTGAGGGTTACAAAGCTGATGCCGCGCAAGAAAACGATTATGAAAAGCAGTGTCCTGGTGCGCCGCGCAAATGTAAATTATGATGAGATCACGATACATGTTTTTATGTGTAATGCATATGTGTTATTGCAATAAAAATTTAAATTAATAGAAATAATAATAATAATAATAATAAAATAAAATATTCATACAAGATATACCACACGTATGAATATTTTAAAAATAAATTGTAATTTAGTTGTTTTTGGATTTATTTTATTTTTTACATGCATTATTTGTTGTTCCGTGTTTACAAATAATAATAGTATTGAGTCCATGTCATTGTCCGAAACTGCAAATGCAGACAGTGTAAAAACCGACATGTTGGCTGCGAAAGTTGGCGCACTTCAGCCAGTAGTTGACAAAACATCAAAGAATGTTGGCGACAATACAACAAGTATTAAAGCGAATATGGATGCAATTACAACTATTTTGAAACAAAATGTAAATAACGTAAATAAAAAAGTTGGAAAGGATATCACGGATAAAAATAATGCGCCTCCGCCGATAACCGGCTTGTCATAAATGAAGGGTTAAGGGTTTATTTTTATGCAGGTTTATAACACAAGCGGACGAATGAATATAGGAGAATTAAATTCAGGTCGTTTTTTCATCATTTTCTTTTTGTTGCAGTATCGAATATAGTATGCCCGTTCTTCATCGTGTTCGGGATGAGGCGAAGGAGTCGTCATCGTCATCGTCATCATTGAATTGCGGCAACGGTTACTAGGACAAGGGTCGGATGAAATCATCATATTTTGACTTTGTTTTGTTTCACTGTGCGTTGCCTTATTCGCCTCCGTCGTTGTCGTAGTTAAATTATTTTGCATGGCGCAAAGATTGAGTTCGCTCTTTATTTTCAAACGTAAACTTCTTCTCAGAGGTTGTGGCGGTTGAGGAGTTTGCGGATGAACAGGGGTTTGAATGGGGGTTTGAATAGGCGTCTGAAGATGGAGATATTTCCCTGATAAAGAGGATGATAATGCGGGTCGTAGTGAAACGGGCGATGACGACAACGACGATTCTACATCACTTGTATCCGTTTCAGAGTCGGAGTCGAAGTCGGATTCTTCGTTCATAATAAACCCAAATCGGTTGTATGACCTGGATATATGGTATTCAAAATTTCGAATAGTTCGTAGTAGTAATTTCATGAGAAATGCAATGATGATGAAAATGTAACCAACGCCCAAAACTAGTTCCATGATATTTGCATTGGTTGTAAGTTCGGTTAAAAGCAGCGCAGAGGATGATGGTGATGAGTTGTTTGTATTTGCTATTGATTTTGAACCTGTCGCATTTGCATTTGCGACTCCTCTTAACAACATTCGCGTTTTTGCTTGTTCAAGAAGGTCTCTAAGAAGCTGCTGATTTTTTGTTGTCATTATTGTATCTCGTGTCTGGCCGGCTTATAATCACTTTTGTTAGTTATATGCAAGTACAATGAAAAAATTCAATTTTAATAAAATGATAAAAATAATAAAGATAAAAATAATAAATATAAATAAGTGGTATTTTTATTGTACAAAATTAGTTAATAAATATTTTATTTATTTTTATTATAAAAATAGATTTGAATAATGTTTAGTTATTTATTAAAAAGTACAAAAATTTTTTTATCCATATCATATCATATTTTAAGATATCAATTATATTTAAGCGTATATAATGATACTGTGATTCAAATATGCAATTCACTAATAAATCATAACTATATTTTTATTAAAGTAATTCAATGGGGAATAGAAAATATTTATGATCTACATTTTAATGACGAATTAAAAGAATACTTTAACACATTTAGTAACAATGTTCCGTATACTAATTTAGAACAAGAAACTGCAATTTTACATGTTAATAATGCCATTAAATATGCAGCCGCAACTTGCAACGATAAAATTATAATTGAAAATAATTGTATTCCGATAAATAGTGGTTCCGTTGCTTTGATTTATAAAGCCCAATTAAATGGTAAACCCATCATTATAAAAGTTTTAAGACATAACATTAAAAAAAAAATAGAAGAAAACATTCTTTTTCTTGAATATTTTTTTGGCACTGCGTTTTTTAAAATGATAACAAAACAATACACAAAAGTAGATTTTAAAAAATTTATACAACACATTCGTCATTGTTTATTAAATCAATGCGATTTTGAATGCGAAGTAAATAATGGATTGTTGTTTAAGAATAATTTAAAAAATAAAAAAAATATCGTAATACCACACGTGTATAAACACTTTACAGATGCATGTAGTGAAATTATCATAATGGAGTATATTGACGGACCCATCGCAAAAAATGTACAACTCTATCAGTTACAAACTCATTTTAAGACAATTCGATCATTGTATTTTGAGTCATTATTTAAATATAATATTTTACACGGAGATTTTCATTTAGGAAACATTATCATTATAGATGAGAATAAAATTGGACTTATTGATTTTGGAATTGTATATACAATAACCAATGAAATAAGCAATAGTTTATTTAACATTCTCATTTTAAATATTAACAAAAAAGAAATAAAGTATTTGTTAAAAGGAATAAAACTATTTATTAAAATGATTTGCAAAGATGATAAAAAACATGAAGAAATATTTATAAAATTAAAAAATGACGATGAACTTATTCACCTCTTTTTGAAATCAAAATTTTCAGGAAGTGTATTAGTAACAATTTTAAATAAATTAATCTCTATGGATGGCATAGAGTTAAATGTTTATATATGTAATTTAATGTTTGCGGCAATATCAAGTTTGCAAACAATGGATAGTGCCGTATCGCTCATTGACGATGACAATAAATCATTGTCAACATTTTTAAAATCGTATATTGAAAAATTTTATTATTGAAAATTTTATTATTGAAAATTTTATTATTGAAAATTTTATTATTGAAAATTTTATTATT